GTCGCCCCACCCGCGTAGGTATCACTGCTCAAGGTGCCCACACCGATCAGCGTGCGCCCCTGTGCAATCTGCGACCACGTGCCGCCGATAAACGTTCCGGGGTTGACGTTGCTGGCGGTGATGTAGACTGCACCAACCGGGAATAGCATCAGCACCGCTGCCGCCAACCCAGCCGGGGTCACCGCACGAGTGGTGTCCACTCCTGCAGCGGCCTCTGCCGTTGTTGCCAACTCCACCAACCCAGTGCGTGTTTCGGTCGCAGTACGGCCAACTAGCCCAGCTGTAGTCACCGCCCGAGTGGCGTCTACGCCGGCTTGAACTTCCGCCAACGTGGCGAGTTCAATTAGGCCAGTGCGTGTTTCGGTCGCGGTGCGTGAAGACAGCCCGGCCGGAGTGACAGCCCGAACATCGTCCGTTCCAGTCTGGACTTCGGGGTCAGTCGCGAGTTCGATGATACCAGAAACTGTGTCACTTGCTACCGGGAACGTGATCGCATGTGTGTGGCTGGTGGAAGTAACCGCATTCGTGGTTCCAGTGGTCAGGGTTGAGGGGGCGCCCAGCGTCAACGTACGGTCGGCGGTAAGGTTGCCTCCTCCAGTGAGGCCGTTGCCGGCGATTATGCTGCGGGTGTTTGTGGTAGCACCGAGGTTTGTCAGCGCATTCACAGCGGTTGTTGCACCTGTGCCACCTTGCGCGATTGGAAGCGCGGTTTGTAGCGTCAAACCCGCCGGTGAAAGCGCCATGCGCTCGGCGCCACCAGCAGCGAAACCAATCGTGTCGTTGGTTTTACGATACAAGCCGGTGTTCGTGTCCAGAGCGAAGAACAACGACGGCGCCGTCGGCCCGCCGTCTGTCATCGAAAGCGTGCTGGTCACCGTCGTGGTGATCGCGATCGTGATGTTCACACCATCTGAATACAGCGCAGTTTTCTCGTTGGCATTGAGCACGACCACGCCCGCCGCAACCGCTGCAGTCTTCAGAGTAACGGTATGGGCACCCATCCCGTTCTCGACGCTCACAAAGTAGATGTTGTCGATAGAAGGAAGAGTCAGGACAATCGGCGCTGTCGCGGTGCCAATGATGCGAATCATGCGACCAGAAACGTCGCTGCTGGACAACGTTGCATCGCCCGCCGCCGCGTTGATCACCAGTTCGGTAAAGGTGAAATTCACATCCTGGCCAAAACCGACCGTGACCCAATTAGTGCCGGTGCTCATGAGGATCAGCGAGTCACCCGGCGAAAGCGTCCAAGCGCCGACATCGTTGATGCTTTGGCCCGAGAACGGCACCACTGAGGCATTGCCGAGAGCGCTGTTGCGCATGAAGCAATAGAAGCCAGAAGCCACCGCCGTCGCATCGGGGGTGGTCACCGTGATCGTGCCGACTTCGACGTTCAACAACTGGCCGCGATCTTCTTCAACGATCTGGTAGTCGGAATCAAGACCTCGATGCACAGCGGCAACCTGGATGGTGTTGCCGGCAGCAGCTTGCAGCCCTTCGCCCGCGAGCAACGCGGCGTCCGCGCCCGAAGTGCCAGTGCCGTATGTGAACATCGACCAGACGCCAGCCGCGGTCAAGTTGTTCGTGGTGTAAATGTACTTGGCTTCACCCGCCGCCAGCGTCGTGATCGGCCCACCCTCAGCATCGAACAGATCGATCGATTCTGCTCCGACGTTGCGGATCACCAGATCTTGACCGACGCTCGCCTCGTTGGCGGGCGGCAACAGAAGCTGCAACCCCGCTGCGGCGGAAATTTCCAAGATGTTCGTGGCCAGATACTGATCAGCGACCTCGCCCGAGAAGTTCGCTGACCATGCGAGCGTGCCGCTGTCGTTGAGCGTCAGGCGCGAATAGGTGGCTTCCGCGGGTGGAACGGTAAATGTACCAAAAACGTCGTTATAGTTAGCCATTGTTCGGTTCCTTCCCACGGATTTTGGTTGTTCTGCGAGTCAGCACCTGGAGCCGACGTTCACACGAAATCAGCAGAGCGAATGCCATCAACATCAACACCGTGATGTAGTCTGGCACGCCGCCCGTCGCAATCCACCAGACGCGAGCAACAGCTCCGACCATCGTAGTCCAGATTGCGAGCCGCACAGCCATATGGGTGTCAGGGCTCATACGAGCGAGAGCAGGTTCTGCGCGCCAAATGATGACGCCACAAGCGATCAAGCCGATTGTTTGACAAATGAGGTCAATCATTGCTTTTCTCCCTGAACCACCTGCGCGCCAACGAAATGACGCCTTTCCCTAGCACGTCCATTGTGAGCAAGCCGAACGCCAGTGCCAACGGGAACTTTGCGATTGGCGGATCCGCTGGCAGTTCGAGCAAGTGGATCGTTAGAGGTGTACACCAAGTGGCCGCGAGGGCAGAAAGCACCACGCGCCGCGAGCGGACCAAAAATGCTGTTGGTTCTTGGTACGTCAGCGCGAGCCAGCCGCCCGCTGCACCTGCAAAGAGGAGCTCGGGGTACAGACCCATGGATAAACCAAAAGTCGAGAGCATTTCGATCCACTTTTCCACTCAAGTGTCTCACTCGGTGTCGTCGGGCAGCCTCTCAACTGCGCTAGTTCCATCTCGCATAAATCTTACCTGCTCACTCAACGGCTTAGTCATTGCCATGATCTTTACTCCTTGTCTTTCTTGGTGTCAATCTTGTCTTCGATGCGATCAAGCTTTTTGAATAGCGCAGCTGAGAACTGATGGAATTCATCCTTGGGCACATAGCGGGATGGTAGCTCTTCCCGCAAGCGTGCAAGATCAGATCTCAGCTCTTTGATTGCATCCCATATTTGTCGTGCAAACCACCCCAAGGCGGCAAGAGCACCGCCTAGGAGTGAGTTAATGATGGATTGTGGTATTTGATCCATAGGGTGCAGTCTCTAGGAGGTTACTAGACGCTGTCAACGCATTTGCGCCTCGCTGGTTATGTGATGTTGTTCGCGTTAACACTGGTTGTCGCGCCGCTGATAAGAATCTTAGTGGCGCTCACCACATTACGAACATCGTTGCTAGTGGCAATAACACGATCACTGTTTGTTGTGTAGAAAGCGTAACGGCTGAAGCCCTCGACGTAGCAGCCGTTTACGATGATGGAGTTGTTTGTGCCAGTACCGAATGACCGTATGCCATCTTGGTCGGTAGCCGCTGCGCTGCCTACCAGATGTGCGCTATTTATCGTGACCTTGGAACTGTTTTCGATAGCGATACCGTGGCCGTTTGTAGACAGGCTACTGTCGTACTGCCCCCCCGAAATGGATACACGTTCCGAGTTGCGGATGTATATGGCACTCCTGCCAGATCCCCCAAGGCTGCTGACAGTATTGGAAGAAAGTGTCGCCCCAAACGTGTAGTCCAGAAGAATCGCATGATCCACTGTGTCACTTATTTGATTGCCAGAAAGAACTAGGTTGATGATCTTGTCGGTTCCAAAGCCGTGACCTAGCGCACTAATCCCGAATGATCCTGTACTCTCAATTATGTTATCGGAAACCGTAATGCGAGGTAGACCGATAGAATTGTTTAAAAACTGCTGGACATGAACTCCACCAACAACGGTGTCTCTTATGGTATTAGACGAAAACACCGTGCCAGGGCCGCGAAGTACGGCTCCGCCGTAACAGCCCGTAATTGTGTTGCCGATAAATTTCCAGTGATAACAAGGCTCATGGCAATCAACGGCCCATGTCAATTGCCCTGTAGAACCACAAGCAAAAACACCGTTTCCAGCGAACTCAAACCCCAGAGAAACAACACCGACAAAAGCTCCCCCAGCTATGGCGTGGCGTGAACTGCAAAGCCGATTTCCCGAAGCGTTGCCACCAACGCCGCCGTAAACCGCGATTGCATAGCCAGTGTTTCCAATAGAGCCGCCGGGACTGGTGGATCGAGCAACATCACAGTTGTGTGCCTGCGGTGCAATACAGTTAGCGAATGAAACACCTGTATCCTCTGCATCCTCGATGGAAACGTCTCGGCACACGGGCGTGTCGCAGTAGTTAAACCTAACTCCGCTATGCGCCGACCCAACACCACCGCACAAGATGCGACCGCCCTTGATACTGGCCCTCTCCAGCATCGTCACCTTGGTGATTCTCAGATTCAGTGACTCGGTGTACGCGAACGGAGACGGCTCCCATGTAGTGATTTGCGTTCCGCTGTTGACAGTACGGATTCTGGCAATGTGCCCTAGCGTCCCTTGAAATGGATCGCCACCGGGGGCGTATGGGTCGTTGGAGCGCACCATAATCCAATCGTTCGCAACCAATCCTGATGTACTAGTCAAAGAAATTGCCGTTGATCTGGCCGCAATGTTGGCGGTCACATCTAAATCTGGGCCGACCGCACCTGAAAAAGTGAGAGCAACTCGGTCCCCCAGAGACGTTCCGACAGAGACACCGCTGTAGTCAAGCGTCGCATCGGGGGCCAAGACAAGCGCCACCGCTGAAGAAACCGTCAAACCAGATGAGAGTCGATATGTGCCAGCAGGAAAGAACAGCCTCTTGCCGGCGGACGCATTGATTGCCGCCTGAATTGCCGCAGTATCATCAGTCATCCCATCGCCCACCGCGCCGAAGTCCTTGACGCTGACGACTTCGCGCGCCTTGTCCTGCATCGTGCGCACGACGGCTCCTGCGCCGGCCTGCTGAAAATTGACCATCGACTGCGCTTCCACCAGCACCGCATCGGTCGCTTCCTTCACTACGACGGTGTCGGCATAAACCTGTTGAGTCTGCGCCAGAATCAACGCGGCAGGCGCTGCCAAGTTGATAAAGTCAAGCGTGGCCTTTTTCGTAACCCCGTTCTGGACCAGAGGCATGATTTCCGAGCCATTCAGCACTTCGGCCTGCGGAAGATCAGTGATTCGTGTGCTCATGTATTAATCTCCGGCGGGAAATCGATCGGATCATTGTATTCAGTTCCGATGAAATCGGGTTCATCCAGGGGCACGTTTTGTTCCGGGCGGGGATTACGTACCGCGATTTTCTCAGTTTTTCTGGCAGGATACCTGTAAGGATCCTTCACGTCTGCGCAATGAGGATGCACGCGCAATCCTGGTGAATTCACATCTGACACCAGATCGTCCAGGTAAGCCTTCAGCTTGCAGCGATCACAAATCGCTACAGTCAAAGCGCCGCCGAGACGGGGTGGCAGATAACGGGGCATGACGGGTGACCTCCTAGACCATTGTACCACGAAAACTCGAACGTTAAACTCTGTATGAGGCAGTTCGAGGGCATGGGCGCGCGAGGGGGATTAGATTGATTACGGCGTTGGCCCGGTTGAAGTGCTTCCGAATGCCTCGCCGTCCCAAACCCAAGAAGTCGATGTCACTGGATCGGCAAAGCTCAGGTCTGGGAACGCACCCTCAACGACCATGACCCCGCAGATTTCGTACCAGTCGCCTATTTCCCACGGGAAGCCAGTCGCGTTGAAAAGAGACAGCTGAACTCTTGTGATTTCGGCGGGTTGCGTGAAGATAACAACTGGTAGCGTTACCATCCGGTTTGCAGGAACGTCGACGTTTCCGGCGGACGTTTTAGCCACTGTCGACCCCCCAGCGGGTTGATGTTCGACGTCAAAATTAATCCGCTGGGGTTTTGAACACCTGACAAGTACAAGGGCCGTATATGTTTTCCCCGCCTCCACTGGGATATTGTGCATGTACGGCCCTGCAACAGGAAGCGTTGGAGCCGCTGACCACGTAAGGCGCACAGCATGCCCCCCAAGCGGATTACCTGCCGCACTCGTGAAGGGCGCTGTACCACCTCCGGTATAGTACCATTTTCCTGAACCGGTGAGCGTCACAGCCCCGTTTGACTTCGGGAGGATCACGAGATTTTTTACAGTCGGTGTGGTAAATCGACTGTTTAGCCAATTGATCCGCCGCACTAACCACGTTATGGCAATATCAAATCGCGATCGCGCGTCTGGAGTGTATCCCCAGCGCCGCGCGTCGTTTAGCACTGCACCGGAAACCCGTAGAGCGAGACTCTTACCCCAGTCAATAACACCGCCCGGCTTTTCGACTTCGGCTTTAAGCACCGCCCACCTTGCATTCACGACAGCAAAAAACGCGGGGTCTGCCATCAACCGAATCCACCACTTCGCGTTTCGGATGTACCAGCCGGATGACGGGGCTGAAAAATCAACAAACCCGTGCAATGCCACCGATCCGCCGCCGAGACTGCGGTCGCTATCCCACAGGGGGCCAAAGAAAATCTTTCCCAGACTAGAACCAGAGTCCGCGACCTTGAACAACTTGCAGGACGAAAACATCACGGCGTCCGCGTTTCGCGTCAGTTCTGATACTAGGTACCAGTTTGCCCACGACTCCATGTCGATGTACTTCGCGTAACCTAGCTCCGGATCAAGCCAGTTGGCACCGTACAGCGCGGCCTCGAATGCGGTAAAGCGGGCCGTGATGTACGAGATCTGCCCGGCACTCGGGTCTTCCGGTTCCTCAAACTGAACCGGCACGTTTTGATTCGGGGAGCGGAAACCAGCGGCCCCTTCTGACTCCATGCGTTCATTAACCTCAAACATAAAGTTTTCTGTAGCAGGGTCTGCGACGCTGCTTCCCTCCGCTGTAACGATTGGCAACCGGCTTGGCCCCGACTTCACAGGCTCAAGCATCTGATACAGGCCCTGGTACAGCCCATTCAGATATACCTCGCAGTAAACCTCTTTGGGGGTCCATTGGGCTGACAAGCGACGGGCCATCTCGAACGCTACGGCGTTTCGGATGCTTGTCTTGTCGAGGTAGTTAGCAATCGCGCGGAAAGACTTCTCAGCGGGTAGCCCCAGCAAGCTGACTGCCGACGAAAACTTAAGCTTCATCGGCTTTTTTGGCTGTGCCCACGTTGAGTGGCCGTGACCTGAGACTGTAAATGCGGTAGGGGACAGCGCCGGCACGTTGTGCCCGTTTGGTTCTACAGAAATCGTCGCAGGAATGTACACCCCCAAAGCTGGGTCAGGAAGCTCAGCGCCACCGTCTGTGACGATACGCACAATCGGCAGCAGTGGAGCGACCGGGGTTGACTGGCGATATTCCTCCGTATTGATGCGCCCAAAGAGGCCGTCAAGGCGGATGACATTTGTCCCGACCGGCGCGTCAAGCACGATAACTTCGTGCTGTCTGGTTACTCCGACGCGCGCCACCCCTACAGGCTTCGCCACACAAATAGCCTCTGTATCAAACACTGGCAAAAGTGCCGAAAAAAGCTTTGCGATAACCGTGTTGGTTTCAAGCGTGCCGCGCACTTCGCCAGAGAACTCGTAATTGGCAGCGTTGATGCGCATCTCGGCGCGCGAGGATGTGATTCCCGTCTCAAGTATGAGCGGCATCCATGCTTGGGGCGCGGTCAGCACTGCAGCGTTCTTTACGGCGTAGGAGGTTTCGACCGCAGCGGCTGCGGCGGGGTCAAATACAACCCCCCCACCCGGGCTCGTTGTATAGCCCACCAGCCCAAACGCTTCCCTCAGCGCATGTTTTTGATCTTCAGTAGGGGCGGAACCCCCGGGAACCTTGCCCACCGTAGCGGAAGAAGCCATGTTGATCACTCCGAAAAAAGTACCAATTGCCCGTCAATCACCAGCGGGAGACCATCTACCATAAGGTAAATGGGCGCTTTAGCCCCCGCGATGGCCGCCAAACCCGTGGTCAAAGGATGATAGGCCAACGGCATTAGAATACCCTCACGGAGTCAGTCACTGTGGAATCTTCCCAGACTTTGATAACCCGCACGGGGATAACCTGCCCCGCCCCGGAGCTTACAAACAGGACCTCACTACCCTGAGCGGTGGTCACGTGGAGATTGCCAGCACTCCCGGTGATAATGACCGAGGGCTCAAAGGTGTTAACGTCGCTCGGAACCACCGGAGCGGCATCATCGGGGTAACTCGGATGGGATGGGCTGGGGCTGGTCTTGGCCATTACGAAAGCTCCTTCAGTTTGTACAGGGTGCTTCGAACACGTGGGCAATAAGGTCGTTGATCATCCTTCAGTCCTCAGGAGAGTCTGATCGCCGCCCAAGCGGCGCTGAGCTTCATTCGAGACAGCCGCTACTGCACGATCGAACAGTCCCTGGAATTCTGCAATACGTTCTGAGCGCTTCAGGAATGGTTGCGCTTCCAGCAGCGAAGCGTACAGCAGTAGTTGGGGCGCGTACTGAGTGGTCCAATTGACCTGGTTCGACTCGCTCAAAGGCAGCGGGCGCTCGAAATACGCCAGCTCAAACACCTGGGGCTCTGCAGGAGTCGGGACCACGAGCAGATGCTCGTAATCGTAGTCGCTGTAATACACGGGGTCGCCCGTCTGTGACAGGTCTGGCCAGTACGACCTAACGTAACTGTATCCTCGCTGCTTCAGGAATACTACACTGCCGTTCTTGACGTAGAACCAACTGGAGGTTTCACGCCACCGGGAAGGCTTCTCAACCACCGCGTCGGAGGCATTGAATGATCCAGAGGCATACCGTACGTAGCCAAGCCCCCGCACCTCAGCCGCAATGCGATTCTCGGCCAAGGCGATGAAGCGGGGGATTTGAGCGATGAATGGAGCGTCGAAACGCTCGGCATACTGCTTCACATCCTCAATCAGCTGGGAATATGTTGTAGTAGCGGCCATAAGGCATTACCTCGTATAGACCCGAATGTTCGGAGCCAGATAGACCGGAGCGGAGTCAGTCTCACTCCCCTCAACCTCTACGGTCATGCCCTGAGCCATGGACTGGACCAAAGCCAGCCTCTCGGCGCTTACTCCCGGCAACTCGAATGCGAGACGCAGAGCAAGATGCCAGCATACGGCCTCCATCCAGCGGGATGGGATCTCGAGTTCGTTGGTCAAAGACCCCACGTCTTCCGGCTGACGGTAATAGTACAGAGACAGGCGACGGGTCGGGTCGTTCGGGACTGGCCACAATGTGATGCGAGGTTCGATCAGCTTCTCAAACCAGTAGTTAGTTGGTTGAGCTGATTCAAAGGTCTTATTGGGTTGACCCGCGTAGTCGTCCCGGTTGAACGGGGTGATCTCAATGTCCCGATAACTTCCATCCCCTCGGGGAATGGAGAGTAACAGGTTGAGAACCTCTAGAGCCCCATCGGGTAGCTGATAAGTGGCCTGTCCCGGGACCAGTGGAATGATAGCGTGATCCACGCACCACAGGTTCAGTCCTCGAGAGCTAAGGCTCATCAAGAACATGAACAGGGTTTCCCGAGAGGACTCCCAGGTTTCAGCAGTCAAGGAAGCGGGGCTCAGCCCGCAACGACGGATGGCCTTCTCCAGCAACTTGGCCGTATTGATACGGGTTTGCCCCACCGTGCCCGAAGTGGCCATCCGTCGTTACCTCATCAGAACCGACCGCCGGTATACAACACGGTCACGCGAGCGGAGCCGGCCGTGGGCTGGCCGTCGCTGGTAACAGTGGCGTAGACCGAAGTGTTGGCGCCGATATCGTCCATCGCGGCCAATTGCGCCGCGGTGAAAGTCGGGCGAACACGGCCCGCAGTCTTGGCATTCACCGCGCCTGCGTACTGCGTTCCGGCAGAAGCCGAACCGACGGTAAGCGTGGCCGAGGTCAGCGAGTTGAACGCGGTCAGCACATCGACCACGATGTCGACCAGTTGGCCCTCCATCGGGAGTACGAACACCGCCTCCTGCACCAGGTCCGTGTCGAAGTTGATCAGCGCGGTCTGTGACATCACAGACGAACCGACGCCCCGGCCCGAAGGGTCTTCCGAAACTCCGTCGCCTGTTTTCAGAGCGCCTTGCATGTAAGTCGACATAGAAATCTCCTTGAATCCTTGTTTATATTATCACGATGAACGCCAAGTGTCCATGCAAATCGAGGCCCCTGAGGGCCTCGATTTCACCCGGATTAGGCGCCGGCGTTGCCGTACATGTTGCGCCAGTCAGTCCAGCCGGACCCGAAACGCATCGTCGACTTGTAGCGCATCGAGTCGGTTTCGAAGTCGCCTTCCATACCCTTGTCAACCTTACGGCGCCAGAGCACCTTCAGGCCATTGCGGGCATCGGTCTGGACGAACCAGGCCGACGGAGAAGTGAGACGGGACATCACATGAGCGGAGTCCATCAGCGAACTCGACGACTTGATGGGGTTCAGGTCGTTGTTGCTGGTGCCGGCACGAAGCACGGATTTCAGCAGGACTTCGGCTTGAAGCATGTTGCCCGGATGAACCACCAGCTTCTTCGGAGTCAGGCGGATTTTCTTGCCTCGGGAGTCCTGGGCCTGACGAATCGTGATGATCGACTGCTCCAGGGACGTCTGAGACAGGGCCGCCGGGGTCAGCAGGTTGGACTGCACACCGCCGATGATCGGATGCGATGCCGAAATCAGCGCCACACCGTCGCCGCCTTGATACGAACCGTTGAAAGCTCGGTTCAGGTGGTTGCAGGTCACGGTTTCCATGGTCTCGTCCATCGCCTGGGCGAGGTGCTTGGAGTAGGTCGAGCCCACACGGATGTGGTCGCCGTCCTCGACCAGGACTCGGGTCAGCGCGAACGCCAAGCCGTAGACGTCGTAGGTGTAACGCTTGACGTAGAGCTCGCCGCCCTCGTCATACGTCACCGGTTGACCATCGGGCAGAACGGGCGCCGCACCGAAGCCGAACAGCACGGGCTCTTCGTGGTACGCTCGCTTGATGCCCTCTTCTTCGGAGAAGATGGCCTTGTACTCGTCCTTTCGTTGCGTGTAAACGCCGTCGAAGGCTTGGTTCAGGATCGGCTCGACGATCGACCGAAACTGGGTACTGCGCATGATTGTTCCCGCCACAATAATTCTCCTTGACGTTAGCGGTTAATTTTTCATACCCAACCGATAACCCTGAGCAACCAACTCCTCTGCTCTTTCAACTGAAACCCTAAAACGATGTTCGCCATCATTGACCCACACCATCCCTTTGCTCACGCCCATCTTTGCGCGCGATTCGACAGTATGACTCTTGCCAGTAAAACGCGGCTGACTCGCAATAACCTTCAGCCTGTGTTCTTCCGACAACTTGGCGCCCTTATTCCAGGGTGTGCGGCCTTTCATGGTTTCAGAATGATTTTTACGCCACTGTTCCGACTGCGCAAAACCTCTGACACCATCCCCACCACTTGTCTTATTAGACAAACGGACATCCATTCGTTTAAGGCACTTGATCAAACCAACTTCCAGATCAAAAGCGATCTGCTCTGACGAGCATTCGATCGTCCCGA